AAGTCATACACACCATAATATTTTGGAAGACCCGTGGTAGCTGAATTTGGGTTATATTCTTGTAAGAAATTAACGTCTTTGATTAATAAAAAGTTCTTATTACTAGAACTTTCTAAAGATAGACTAAAAGATGCTATGTAATCGTCGGGTACAGCTAAAAATTGGTTACCTGAAGTTGTGGTTCCCGTCGCATTCTTGCGAAAAAACTCTAAATCAACGCTTTTAAATATACGTTCTTCGGCTGTTTTAATAAAATCAACAAGATGAGAAACAAAAGTAGTCTCTTGATTTTCTGTATAGTCTTTTATCGCAGATTTTAATGTACTGTATGTGAAACTCATGGTGTATTCGCCTGTCCACCCATGCCGCTATGGTTCGTGCAATAGTAATACAAGGTTGGGGCTCCGACGGCAACTGTGATTTGCGTATACGCTCCCGAAGACCCCGGAGTGCCATTAGTGGTCACGCCCGTGGTGTACTCAGATCCTCCACCGTGTGTTCCGTTAGAAGTTGTTGAAAATCTAAGGGGGTGTCCTGAATTACTACTGTCGGACTGGTCAAAGCGATAAGTGCTTCCTTCAGATAAATTAAGGGTGGCCTGTTGTACTCCATCTATATAGTACTTATTACCATAACCCGTGCTTACAACAGTTACAGCAAAGGTTGCATTCACGCCAGTACCTGTTCCAGTAACGGTTACAGTGCCTGTAGAGCCTGTTCCAGAAACACCTGTAGTGGTTGCATCCGTGGGTGTAACGACATCTCCGCCAAATGTAACCTTTCCTAACAGAGCTTCCGCTTGAGGCACTAATTGATATTGTAGAGTTACAGTGCTAAAAACTGGAAACTTAACAGTAACAGGTATTTTATTATTGTTGGGTCGGGCCTCTTTCAAAGTTTGAGGATCATGTATCTTGCGAAACGGTCCTAGTTGTGGGTGTTTTCTTTCAAATTCGTCCTTGCCAACGAGTAACCCGTTCCATTCTTTTCGCATATCTTTATAGCGATACTCCAGCCCAGAACGATCTGATATGGCCTTGGCATACTTTCCTGTAGCGTATCTAGGCATTAGTTTGTCCTAAAGTATGCGTACTCTGGCGTCACCGTGAAGCTAGATCGGTCTCTATCTTCACCCATAGCTCTTTCAAACTCCTCCTCGTACATAGCTTTAAGCATTTGAGTTCGATTAGGAGCTCTTTTGATAGATAAATAATAAGCCAGACCGGCAGCTAAACACGGATAAAATCTAAAAGGTACATCTAATGTATTTATGGCTGTGTCTGCATCATCTATGCGTGTCAAAGCGTTATAAACCACAACATCGGTGCTGTTTTCTGGGGTCGGCCATACACGCAGGCTTGGTGTCACTTGTCTATCCAAGAAAAACTGAGTTGGTCTACCTGTAGTAGCTTTGTTGGGAATATTTAAATCATCATCCCGACTAACTCTAGTTAAAGAAAAGTCCGTACTACTGCGAGTCACAACTGCACTTAATATATCAATCACATCTGCGGATAAGGCATAGGTTCTTGTCCCAGATGTTAAGGCTTGTGTGCGTTGTGTAATCGTCCACTGGTTAAGACCACGGTTAGCCCATTCGGCCAGCATTATATTTAAAGATCGTCTGGCAGTTACAAGATCGTATCCTGTTTTAACCTCCAAGCCACAACGCTCAAAAGCCTCTTCTACATAATCTGATACGTCTAATTCAAAATTTACGCTTCCAGAAACAGCCATTACTTATCTTTCGCATATAGATTGTCGAATATCTGATTTACGTCCATTGTATAGTCTAAATCTGATTTTGAATAGTGTATATGCTGAGACGGCAAGAAATCAGGCGCACCTTGTCCTGTTTCAAACCACGCAGGGTGTGTGACTCGGACACGATTGTTAGGTAAAGCAACGATGTTACCCGTGTACGGACCAGCATCTAACAGTTCTAAAACGTGACTTTGCTTATGCTGCGCCGGGTCATCAGCGATCTCGCTTTCCGTATAATCTACCGTAAAATAGTATTTAGCCGGATAAAACTCAGGACCTATCTTGGCGATCCAAGGGCACGGATGAGCGCGATCTAAACGATAAACTGCGTGTGTATGGGACATACAGTCCCAAGGCTGCGCCAGATGGACAGGCATAGGTTCTGGCCATTCTTCAAAAGGCGTGTCCCCAACAAGCGCAGTTATGGGCATTCTAGCCCACATTGCTCCTCCGTGCACATTCTGTTCATCCGTGTCATCGGTTTCACAGCCGGTGAATATCATCTGAAAACTTAAACACCGGCTGGGCATCGTAGTAACAGCAATCGCCATGGCGTGAAGAAACTCGCCATGATAATCGGAGTGATTACACGTATACTCTCTTCGCACCCAACACTTGAAGTGCGGAATATTACTTTGAAGATAGGACAAGGTCTTATACCTTACCGCCCTTGGCCATACCCTTCTTCTTCATCATGCCGCCGTTGGCCATCTTTTGAACCTTGCCACCTTTAGCCATTCCTTTTTTCTTCATCATGCCGCCGTTGGCCATCTTCTGGACTTTACCGCCTTTGGCATAACCCTTCTTCTTCATGGCTCCACCGCCAGCCATCTTCTGGACTTTACCGCCTTTAGCCATGCCCTTGGCTTTTACTCTGCCGCCTTTAGCCATGCCTTTTTTCTTCATAGTGGGTGCTACGTTACCCACAAGGCTAGATGCGTACTCATCCATTGTCATAAATTCTTTTGCCATTTTTCGCTCCTATGCTTGGCTTACAGAACCTTTGGTTCTCTTCCTACGGTTAGCCATGACAGCACCACAACCTCGTGCTACTGCGGTTCCCGCAATTCTTTTACCTTTAAACGGTCTTTTGGGCTTTGTCACGGCCCCACCATTCTTTAAACCTGTTACCTTTGCAGCTTTTGTATTAGCAACTGTAGTCTTTCCTTTAGCGCCTGCCTTTTTCTTTTTACGTGCTGTCGTAGCGCGTTCACTTTTGGATAAACTATTAGCCTTAGATCTAGGCAAGCAACGATCAGGGTTTTTCTTATCTTTTGAAGTACCACATGGGCCTTTGATAGAGCCATCAGATCCAATCCTTACCCAATCTTGTTTCAACCAATTTTTAAGTTGTCCCATCTCAGGTTCTTTTCTTTTTTCCCAAAACTTTTTTCAAGGTTTTTGCCTGATTAGCGTGTAATTTAGACGCTTTATTCAAACCCTTTACAACTTTTTTAATTTTTTTTCTCTTCGGCGCTGTTAGTGTCATTTGCCCTTCCTTTTACCACCCTTTGATTTTTTAGCATAGTTGGGGTCTTTGCAATACTTTGATGCGGCCAAGTTTGCATACGCTGACGGGTATGTGTCAAATGTGCGTTTAGCCCAAGCCTTGCCTTCGGGACAGATCTTACCACCACTTTTTACCTTTCCCCCTTTTTTCATGCGAACAGCGCCATTTGTAGCGCGTTTTGGCACAGGACAGGCCGCAGCCCCTATTCTTACTGCACTGGTCATCTAAAACACTTTCTGCACGACTGCGGCTGCAATAATTAATCCGGCTATACCCCAGAGCCTTTGATCCAGTTTGTCTAACTGTTTCTGTATTTGAGCATACCGGCCATTGCACTCTTTTTCGTGCTTTTCCAAAAGTTTTAAAACATCATCGGCTTTCATCTAACATTTCCACCTTCTACGTGCTGCACAAATACGTTTTTTAGGAGTCTTCTTACAATTTATGTTGTGCATTTTCATCTGACCTTTTGACCGACTACAATATGATGCACGACGTTTTGCGTCTTTTGAACCCTTTTTTACTTTTCCTGTGACAGCCGTTTTTAATTTAGAACCGGGATTTGCACGTCTATAAGCAGCCACCCCGGCTTTAGTCATTCCCGCCCCTTTTTCTGTGGGGCGGAAATTTTTTTGATTTTTTTTTGGCATCGTAGCTTTACGAGGAGCCATTTATTTACCTCTTACGCATACTTCTTACGCATGTACAAAATTATTGTATATGTGTCCGCAGAAGAATGACCAACCGTTGTAAACAAAATGTCCCCTGTTTTACCACTGCCCGCGTTGTTTGTTAGGCCGCCAAAAGAGTTGTAATCGTGATGACCACTCTGGTTCTCACCTAACTCAATAGCAAAAGCATTAGAGGTAGCATCGAACAGCATTTTTACTTTCATGCCGTTACACTGCCACCATATACGCTCTATGACGACCTCACTACACGCAACACCATCTAAACTGCTGTTAAGAGCAGAGACATCTACCTTTTTTACGTTAGACTCTCCACTCCCATCAGAGACGTTAGTGAATTTCATAACGACGTGTTTAGGACCGTCGATTATGGTTTGTGAGGTTACAGCATCCGCCATTTCAGCCTCCTTAGAATACTGAGTATTCTAGTTCAACCGTAAATCTACCTGCTGTTGCGTCTGCGTTTAGCGTGGTTGTGGCCGCAGCGTACAAATGCTTACTTGCAATCGCAGCAGTAACATTTGGCTCAAACACATGATAATTACCGGCTGAGTTGTTAAAGTTAATATCAACCTCAGTCACGGATAGCGCAGCAGACAATGTTGGTGAAAAGGCTGTTACACCTGCTCCAACAATCTCTGTACCTGACGATACTGCCGCGTTAGTTGCGGTGCCACTTGTAGCACTCAACTGCAAAGATCCAACCAAAGTCTGCCCAGCAGCAGTGGTGATACCGATCACGGCTTTGTGAATGAAGAATTTTGACGCCGTTACAAGCTCATCAGGATGATCTGTATTAAGAGTGCCTAATTCTACTAGAACATCACCGTCAGCGTATTGTGTGCTGGTATCTGTGCCTGCCAGTGACCCTACAAAAGTTTGGATTTTTCTTGATCCCAAAGAAATCAACTGACCCGTTGAATTTATGGAAAAGCCTGTTTCTGTGACGGTTCCGGTAGCAGAGTTTTCATTAATTACGTTAAACCCAGCCTTTGAACGGACGGAGCCCGAAAAAGTGGTAGTAGCCATGAGTTTCTCCTGTCTTGGCTAGTGTCAGCCCCCTATGGGCTGTCAGGATGAAATAACCATACAACAAAAAAGGGCGACTGTGAAGCCGCCCTTTAGAACCTCTACGGG